TCTATCATTCTACGTATGTAATATTCAGAAAATTCTCTTTCTTTATTTACTAAGTAGTCTACCTCGCTTTTTGTTACACTTTCTGCGTTTTCGCTTATATGTTTAAATACACCTGCGTTTTTTACTTGATATGCTGCAAATGGTAAATAATCCATCATAGCAAAATGTATAAGTGCAGGTTGTACATATTTATTTACTAAAGTCAAATAATTAGGATTGTCTGTAGTAGTAAGTGTACCTGCAGTTATCAAAGCTATAATCTTCTCATATAATTTTGTACCTAAGAAATTTTGTATATGTATTTCTTGTGCAATTTTTACATAAGGCAATAACTTATCTACATCTACGTTACCGTCTATTACTGTATTCTTTTTTAAGTCCTGTATTTTAATAAATAATACCTGTGCCATTTTTAAAATGCTTTACCTTTCGGTGTTGTAAAATCTTTTTTCTTTTTAAATCCTCTGTTTTTCATATCTCTAGGTCTCTTTGCAACCTTAGCGTCATTTGTCTCTGGTTTAAAACCTTGTTTTTTTGCTTCGTTAACACTAATCTCTGATCTAGGATTTTTTGCGTCAGGTGTAACAGTTTTAGCCATATACACTCTACGTTCCCAATAATGTCTACAAGATCCGCCACCCTTATATAACCATATGTCATATGTGTCTGCACCGTCTGGTCCCCATCCTGGATTTACTGATTTACTACTCATAGCCATTATATCTTCTTTACGATATATTTTTTTTGCTTGTATCATTTTACGACAAAACTCTCTTGACTTATCATCAAATTTTTCAGGCATATATTTATATCTAACTTTATATTTAAAGCCTTCCTTGTTTTGACCGTCTTGTTTACTTTTAGCGTTAGATTTTGCAGAACCTGTCGAAGTTAATTCTAACTTTAAATTTAACTCTTCGTCATTGTCATAATCTACGGGAGCAGATTCTATAAGTTCCCAGTTATCTAAATCTTCTTCTTTACCTAAATCTAATAATTCTTGTAAATCAGTTTTATCACTAGACAACTCTGCCTTATCCTCTAAGTCAACACCTGTTTCTTCTTCTCTAGTTTCATCATCTACAATGTTACCTTCTAGATCAGTAAATTCTAATGGTTGTAATGTCTTAAAGTATAGATTAAGAGATATATTGTTAAATGATAATATTCTATCTAGAGCATCTAATATGTATTCTTGTTGTACTCTAATAACCATATTGTCAAATAATATACTAGCTTGTTTTAATTCATCAGCATTACTACCTAAACCATTATTACCTGTTCTAATACCTAATAATAAAGGCGATGATAATCTGTGTCCTACAAGTATTTTATTTGTAGATTCGTCACTTAAAAATTGATATTGATTATGTGCGTCAGATAATTGTACTGGATCTATAGTAGCTGCACTTTCTTGATTGTCATTAAATGCTAATATAAATTTACCTGCATTACTACTGCCGCTAAACTTTTCATATATACGTTTTTCTATTAGTTCTCTAGCTTCTTCATCTGGAGTACCATTGTTAAAATTAACAAGCATACTAGGTGCCATTCCGTTTTGTATGTTATTAATGTGATAGTTAGCTACTTCTGCTTCTAGTTCACAATAAGGTAAAGCTCCTTGATATGTTACAGGCGTATAATAAAAATATCCTGCTCTATATGGTTTTATACATAAAATCTCTATTGCATTATTACCACTACCAAATGCTGGTATTCTAGTTAGTTTGTCTCTGTTTGTATATTTGCTCCAATCGTGAAAATAGTAATAACCCTTAATATCACCTTTTTTATCTGCTTTCTCAGCTCTAAGTGTTTGTACAGGAAAATGCTCTACCTTTACTATTTTACTTCTATCTACATTATAGTATACTTGTAGTGTAGCTTGTCCTAATAAATAAAAGTCAGAACAAATCTTTTTTAAATCGTCTTTGCTAAACAATGTTACAGCTTCTGCATATTCCATAGGTTTTTTATCGCTATTAGTAGCGCTTAAACCTTTACCATATATCATTTCTGTAATACCATTTATAATTGCATTATTTGTTGGACTACCTTGATACTGGTCTATTAGGTATTGATAATAGTTATTATCTTGACCATAAGACACAAAATCTTTATTTTTTTCTTCTGTAATCTTTGGTGCTGTATATGTACTTAAATTTACTACTCTAATATTACTCATTAGTCTATTATTATATAATCATCGTTAGGATAATTAGTTGTTTCTGTGTATTCTCCGCTATTAATAGTATAATAGTCATTGTCTATTTGATTTATAGTTTGATCAGTACAAAATACTTTATCTAAATAAATATCTTTTTCTGTTGTTACTATATTTTCCCAATTATTAGTTGCGGCTTCCCATATTACGTTATAAGTATTCCATAAGGCACCTACACCTTGTAATATTTTTAAATCATAAAATCTACCTTCTTTTAAACTAAATGTAGTAGATATTGATGCTTTGTCGTTCGTTCTTGTTAATGATACGCTTTCAGTTCTTGTAGTCGTGTTTGTACTAGTATCTCTAATTGACACGATAACTGTTGACGGATATGTTCTCGGTGCAAAAGTTATAGTTTGTGCAGATGTACTAGTTGTTAAAATCTTCATACATATATAATAAAAAAAAATATATTTTTTATATAATAAAAAAGGGATAGTTTAACCTACCCCTTTAAAAACACACAAAAACAAAAAACTGTTATGAAGTTGGATTTATCTGTGTCGCACTTTTTAACGCAGTAACTACCGATCCTGTTATAAATAACGGTGGTATAACTTCTGTTGCTGTAAACGTCAATGTAAATCCACTCAAATCAGAATATGCTGCTCCACTTACAATAGTACCCGCTGTAACTTCAGCTCCTTGATGGAAACCTACCATTAAATAGTTAGCAGTGCTATCAGTGTCAGGATCTACGGAGGAGCCTGTTACTCTGTTATTATCTTCTACTACTACGTGAGGTCTTGCAGCTGATAGAAGTTTAATTTCTTCTTGTGTAGCTACGTCTAAATGTGTAAATGTCAATTCTAAAGTTGTTTCGTATACTGTTGTACCAGTATCTCTAGAACTTATAATATTTGTTGTTAATGAACTAGTCGCCCCTTTTAAATCGTATTCAAAAAAAGTTGGTGTACCAGATAGAGCTGATATATTACCAGATGCTATTGTTGCAGTACCTAAACTACCATAATCTGCAAAATATACTCTACTTAGACCACCTACTGATTCTTTACAAGGTAACTGTCTTCCTGTTGTTAATCCACAAGCCATAATTTATTTTATTTTAAAAAAAAAGGTAGGTAGTATAATGCCACCTACCCTTTTTAAGTTATACTATTATTTTAATTACGATGTAGCGTATAATACAATATCACCACCAATAGCGTGTTGTATACCTGCTGTAAATCTCATTACTACTCTCACGTTTTGAGATCCATCTAGATCTGCCATATCAATTACTTTTACTTCGTTTTGATCTGACATTAACCCAGTTCCAAAAAATAGGTTACTAGCTTGTGCTGCTACCGCATCGTTGTCTGTTAAACCAGGAGCGTTTACTATCTTTATACCATCAAACGATAATGCATTACCACTATTGTACCATTGTGTACCTTGAGCGTTTGTACCTGCTGCACCTAATCCTGAAGCACCAAATCCACCTAATGCTCTAATATAGTTTCTATGCATATTAGAAGGTAAGTAGATTGTTAAATCTTCTGAACCATATACTGCAGATGGAATAGCGTCTGCTATTTTACCTAATTCTGCTATAATGTTTGCAGAAGTAGAAGCTGTACCTGTTACATCGTTTACATCACCATCAGCACCTAGAGTTGTAATAAACCCATCAAATTGTCCTGTTGTAGCATTAGTTCCTGCCCAAATGTTTTGTTCCATTCTTTGAGCTACTTTGTCTGCTACGTGAGCAATTAAAAAATCAGAGAACTTTGGAGGTAAGTTGTCAAATGCAGAATATCCCATTTGTACTGCTTCCCAGTCAGATCTAAAATCTTTTTTACATAATTCTAAGTTTACCTGAAACTCCTCTGGTTGTAAGATTCTTTCAGTTAAAGTTAGTGTTGAAGTATCTGTAAAGTCACAAGTAGCATCTTTTACGATACCATCTGTTGCTACTTTTTTCATTACTTGCTTAAATTTTACATTAGGTACAATTGAAATGTTACCCTCTGCTAACGTTTTACCTGATAATAGAGCAGCTGAAATATACTTTCCTGCAAATTCACCAGCATACGTTGTTGTTATTGAAGTTGTTGTTGCCATTATTTAATTAATTATTGTTAGAAATTGCTTGTAATACTCTACTATAAGTAGTGTTTTGGTTTTTGTTGACAGCAAACCTTGCACCTAATTTTTCTTGTACATTTTCAGGTGAATGTTTAATGCCTTCTGCCGCAGGTTTAGATAATTCTTCTTGCTGTGACATTTCCTCTTTTTCTTCTTTTTTATCGACCATTGCATCAATGATCTCTTTTAGTTGTCCTTTTACTTCTTCAACAGATTCTGCTAAAGCTGTAAGTTCCTCTTTAGTAGCATAACCCATTTCTGATTTTTCTTCTTCTTGAGCTGGTGCTTCTTCAAGGTTAGTATCTTCTACTGCTGCTGCAGTTTCTTCTACTACTTCTTCTGAATTTTTGATATCTTCTATCATACCTTCTGTTTTAACGATTAATATTCTATTGTCCGATAGTTCGTACTCACCTACAGGTAAGGGAACATTCTGGTCCTCTGTTTTAATAAATACTTCACTACCTGATTCAAATTTATCAGCAGTTAGCACAGTACCATTCTCCAGAGTTATTTCTTCTAAAGAAATTTGTTCTAATTTTACGTCTACATTACTAGGATCAACACCTAATAAAGTTTTGACCTTTGATAATATCTCTGTAGCATTCATAACTATATAATGAATACAAGATATTTTTTTATATTTTCAAATAGAATTTTTTAAATACGACCTATTCCTTGCGCTTGTATGGAACCATCACAACACTTTATACTATAAGTATTATCTTCACATAAACAAGCCCTTCTAGCACCTTTAGGTGAAGTCCTGCTAGGTGTCTTAAATCGTTTTACTTTATTTGACATTATTTACAAATACAAAAATTGCAATTACACATATTTATCTTTTTATAGGTACACAGTTTGGTACTTTTCTACCATTTTTCATTTTAGTACCAATCATTTCGTAACCTGATTGACAAGGTTTTTTTAAATCTTCGCTATGTTGTTCACAAGGCATATACCAATCTTTACCTTCGTACTCGTGTACGTGGTGACCTTCACACCCTATGTTCTTAGCCATTTCTTCTGCCTTTTCTTTAGTAGAGTAAGCTAGACGATCATCTATAATAGCGTATTCTTCATTAATAACCTCTGAATATAAGTTTAGTTGTTTTATTTTACTCTCTGCCCAACTTTTAGCAGACTTACCACCCCATAATAGGTAACTTATTGTACCACAAGCAGTTGTATCACTAGGATCATAGTATTCTTCTGCTCTAGATAAGTAACTATACATTCTTTTTATAGTTGCGGTACTTACTTTCTCTTTTTTTGCTAATTGTTGCGCTCTAATCTTACCTACGTCTGTAGCACACTTATTATTTACTTTGTCGTTTAGTTCTATACCTCTTTTAGCATTATTTGCAACAGCATCAGGGTAATCGTTATAACTTTCTAGTGTGACTGTAACACCATTGACAATATCTTTTAGTGTAGACAATAAAAATTCTGCTTCTTGTGTTTCTATAGCACTTAAATCATCTTTTCTGTATGTAGACTTGTCTTGAAAATAACCTTCTATTGAAAAACCTTTAACTGCTCCTGTTTTTACAAATTCTTGCCATACTTTATCAGAATTTACCTTTACTGCACCTACCCAAGTACCTACAGGGTATTTTAAACCATAAAATGCTGTCTTATCTTTTACAGAATCTTCTACTATCCAACTTTCTACTAAACTAAGACCTTTTAATTGCATTTGGTGTTCTAGTGTTGCATTGTTTTGATTACCTTCCATTAAATACAACTCACTCGCTTTACGTACAGTATCTTTGCTAAAATATATATAATATTCGCCATCTTCTCCCATACGTAATATAGGTTTATTAGGTATAAGCAATGCACCTAACAATATTCTTTTTTCATCGTCTACCTCTGCAAGTTTGTATTCTATATCTTTATTTAATGTAATAAAATCTTCTTCTATTGCTGGTTTTTCTACAATAGATATAGCTTCTATACCTGAATAATCTTGTTCTTCGTCTAGTATAAGTTC